ATGAATATGTTTAAAAAACTAATTGAGTTACGCCAACAAAAGGCGGAAAAAGTCGCAGAAATGCGCTCAATGCTTGAAAAAGCAGAAAAAGAAAATCGATCATTAAATGAATCTGAATCGGTGGAATTTGAAAAGCTAAAAGATTCAAGCAAGCAGATTAGTGCAGAAATCAGTAAATATGAAACTGTAACAGATGAAGAACGTAGCCTTGAAGGCAATGTTAGCCCTGTAGAGCAACGTAGTGCTAAACAATTTTCAAATGATGAACTGCGCCATTATGTAAAAACTGGTGAACTTCGCAATTTAACTACGGCTAACGGTGAAGATGGCGGCTATTCAGTTATCCCACAGTTAGACAAAGATGTAATGAAACGCTTAACAGACGATAGCGTAATGCGCCAACTTTGTAACGTAGTACGCTTACCGGTTGGAGCGAAAGAATACAAAAAATTAGTTTCGGCTGGCGGCGCAGCAGTAGAACACGGAACAGAAGGCACGGCACGCAACGGCACAGCAAGCCCGAAACTTCATGAAGTAACAATCGCTTTGAATTCAATCTATGCTTATCCTAAGACTACACAAGAAATCTTAGACTTCTCAAGCATTGATGTTTTAGGTTGGCTAACTGATGAAATTTCTGAAACCTTCACAGAAACAGAAGAAACAGATTTAACTTCCGGTGATGGTAACAAGAAATCAAAAGGATTCTTAACCTATCAACGCACAACCGAAGATGACAAAGTACGCCAATTTGGCAAACTTCAAAAAATTGAAGTAGCTGGTGTAGCGAAGATTGATGCGGATACTTTAATCGATGCGTTCTATACACTTCATAGCAAATACCGTAAAAATGCGGTTTGGGTGATGTCATCAACGATTGCAGCAGCATTACAAAAACTTAAAAACAAAAACGGCGATTATATCTGGCGCGATGGTTTAACAGCTGATGCCCCAGCAACATTATTAGGTCGTCCAGTCCACTTCTTAGAAACAATGCCGACAGGTGGAGCAAATAAAGCAGTAATTGCCTTCGGTGACTTCAAACGCGGATATTTCATTGTAGATCACGAAACAGGCGTGCGAACCCGTCCGGACAACTTAACCGAACCGGGATTCTACAAAGTTCACACCGATAAATATTTAGGCGGTGGCGTAGTAGATTCAAACGCTATCAAAGTGATTGAGACAACAGCATAAATCATAGAGGGGCGAAAGCCCCTTTTTTTGCTTAATAGGTGAAATATGAATAAAGAATTTGAAATCCGTTCCGCAACACTTTCAGCTGATGAAGAAAATCAAAAGCTAGTCGGTTATGCGGTGAAATGGAATAGCCCTTCACAAGTGCTTTACTGTGATTTTGTGGAATCCTTTGCGCCTAAAGCTTTCAGTGACAGCCTAGCGAGTGGCGAAGATGTGCGCGCACTCTTTGAACATGACTACACCAAGTTACTAGGTCGAACAAGTGCGGGAACATTAAAGCTAGAAGAAGATTCAATCGGCTTACGCTTTGAACTAACTCCGCCCGATACAACAATCGGAAAAGATTTATTAGTTAGCGTTTCCCGCGGTGATATTACAGGGATGTCTTTCGGATTCCGAGCGATGGAAGAAGAATGGAAATTTGATGTTGAACCTTATCAAAGAACAGTGATTAAAGCGGAGCTATTTGAAGTTACCGTAACAAGTATTCCAGCTTATCCGGAAAGCAGTGTTGAAATCGCTAAGCGTTCGATGGTGGCCGCTAAAGAAAAAACGCAAGATAAATCTACCGCACTTTTAAGCAAGTGGGTTGATGTAATGGGGGCGTAATATGTGGAATCCTTTTAGACGAAAAGAGCAACGCAGCGAACCAATCACTATTGATGAATTCCTATCTTACATGGGCGTAAATAATACAGGCGCGGGCGAATATGTCAGCCCACAAACGGCAGAGGCTCTACCAGCGGTTATGAACGCCGTAACAGTGATTGCCGAGGCGGTAGCATCTATGCCTTGTTATCTGTACGCACTGAAAGAAGATGGCCGCGAAAGAATCTACCGTCATCCAGTTGAATATCTTTTAAATGAAATGCCTAACCGAAATCAAACACCTTACCAGTTCAAATATACGATGATGCGCCATTGTTTGCTAACTGGTAATGCTTACGCAGTGATTGAGTGGAATAACAAGGGCGAACCTGTAAGCCTTACACCTTACCAGCCGAGCGAAGTAAATATCTTCCGTAAAGTAACAGGCGAACATATTTACCAAGTAACGGACTTAAACGGAGTAACTAGAAACTACCTTCAAGATGAAATGTTACACCTACGCCATAGTTCCCTTGATGGATTTATGGGGCGTTCACCTGTGACAGTTTGCCGTGAAACGATTGGACTAGGTTTAGCACAACAACGACACGGCGCATCAATTATGAAAAACGGATTGATGGCAAGCGGACTAATCTCAACGGCTGAATGGCTAGACGATGCGAAAGCACAGAAAGCAGTGAAAGCCTTAGAGCGTTACAAAGGCGCGAAGAACGCGGGGAAAACACCAATCCTTGAAGGCTCAATGGAATACAAACAATTAGGCATGACAAACCAAGATGCCGAATGGTTACAAAGTAGAACCTTCACAATTTCCGATATAGCCCGAATCTACAACATAAGCCCAATTTTCCTACAAGACTATTCAAATAGTAGTTATGCGAATTTCAGTGAGGCTAGTAGAGCGTTCTTATCACAAACCTTGCGCCCATGGCTAACTAACTTTGAACAACAGCTTAAAGATGCCTTAATGATTGACTTAACGAGCAGCAGTAAGAAACGGCACTTAATCGAATTTGACACAAGCGACTTACTCCGCACCAGTCAGAACGAACGTTTCAATAGCTATGATGTAGCGATTAAAGCGGGCGTAATGTCACCAAACGAAGTGCGCAGACGTGAAGGCTTACCGCCTTATGCTGGCGGTGATGAATTCAGCCAAGCATGGAAACAAACCGTAGAAGTTAAACGCAATGATAGCGGAAACAATAACGAGGTGAACGATGCCTAGAATGATTAGAGCCGGTAAGTATAACAAATCTGTGATTTTACAATGGCGAGACTATGAGAAAGAGCGAAAAAGTGGTTATGGATCATCAAGACCTTTTTGGAAGAAATTTGCCGAAGTAAGAGCAAGTGTAGAACCATTACAAGGTAGAGAGTATTTTAGCGGCCCATTTCAAATGGGGGAAAACATTGTGAGAGTTAGAATTCGTTACATTGAGGGCGTTACCAGGAAAATGCGTATTAGATACGGAAACCGTGTATTTGATATTTATTCGGTGATTGACAGCATGGAGTCACATAGAGAATTACAGTTAATGTGTAAAGAGGGTGAGGCTTACAAAGGTGGTGATGATTATGTCGAGTATTAATTTAACGATTGATGAAATTAAGCAACATTTAAACGTAGATCATGATTTAGATGATGGCTTAATCGAAAGCTATAAGGTCGCAGCCTTTGAAGTATGCCAAAAGCATATAGGGAAAACCTTTGGTGATGAAGAAACAGAAAACACCGTTCCTTTTACCCCAGCTATAAAAGTGGGCTGCTTAATGTATATCGGGCATTTATACAGTAACCGAGAAATAACAACGGATGCCCCTCAAACGCTTATCCCTATGACTGTTAAATCTCTATGGGATGTTTACCGTGAGCCTTGCGCTTACTAAGAATTTAGTAACCTATATGCCATATCAACCATTAAGACGATGCAGCTATCCTAACTGTAAAAACAAAGTTAAGTCCGGTAGATGCGAAGAACATAAGCCAAAAGACACAAGAGCAAGCAGTAGCGCGCGAGGATATGACCATAAGTGGAGCAAGTACCGCGCGCAATACTTACGCTTTCATCCGCTTTGTGTAATGTGTTTAGAGAAAGGAATCTACACACCCGCAACGGTGATAGACCATATTAAGCCAGTAGAGAACGGACAGGCAGACCCTCTATTCTGGGTTGAATCTAATCATCAAGCTTTATGCCGAAATTGTCACAGTTACAAAACACGAGTAATAGACCAACGCGGATTTGGTGCGAAGAAGTAAACCGTTTTGATATCGAAACAATTGAAGTATGAACATATGTACACAGTTGAGTCGTTTCGATATCGCAACAACTGAATTATGGTGATATATCCACAGTTGAGTTGTGGTCATATGACCATAACTGAGCTAACCAATCCAATTATGGATTAGTCGAAATTTTGAACAAAATCCAACTTTGGACTTTGCTTTAAATTAAACGATTACAAAAAGACAATTTGAACAGGTGGGGGGAGTTTTTGAAAGAAAGTGGCAAGCCTAAAGAACCGCCCCCCCAACTCAATTTTTACGCAAGGCAATTTTTTTGAAAATAAGGAAATGTATGAGTAAGAGAAGAAACTATAAAACCCCTGATTTTTTAGATGGTATCGCTAAAACCCAATGGAAAAGCCGAATTAAGCAACTTTCAGAGCGTGGCGATATTAAAGCAGAAGATTTAACGAACCTTGAAATTTATTGCGAAAACTACGCAATTTGGCGTCATTCCGTAGCAGATTTAGCCAAAAATGGCTTCATTATTGTGAATAGTCAAGGCACTCAATCAAGAAATCCAGCTTTATCAGCGAAAGCAGATGCTGAAAAAGTGATGATTAAGATGTCATCATTGCTAGGTTTCGACCCTGTAAGCCGCAGAAAAAATCCTATTGAAGTAGATGAAGTCGATGTATTAGATGAAATCCTAACTATGTAGGCGAAATATGGAAATATGGCAAGCATACGCAGAGAAAATCAAATCGGGTGAGTTAGTGGCTTGTAAGAAGATAAAACAAGCCGTAGAGCGTTATTTTAACGATTTAAACAATCCCGATTATTTCTTTGATAAAAGCGCGGTTGATAAGTTTCTAGCTTTCTCGAAACTATGCCCGCACGTTAAAGGACACTTACGCGGACAGCCTATCATCCTTTCAGATTGGCAAGTCTTTCTCTTTGCCAATATTCTAGGCTTTAAGCGTAAAGACACAGGATTAAGAAAATATCGCTCCGCTTACGTTCAAGTAGCAAGAAAGAACGCTAAATCAACGATAGCAGCCATTTTAGCTAACTGGTTTCTAGTGATGGAAGGCGGACAGCAGGATATATACACCGCAGCCGTTAGCCGAGATCAAGCAAGAATTGTTTTTGATGATGCTCGTCAAATGTGCTTACTTTCAGTTCCATTGAAAAAGCGCCTTAACATTCAACAACACAAGCTAATCAATCCGAAGAACAATAGCATTATGCGACCGCTTGCCGCTAAATCCTCAACGATTGAAGGAACTAACCCTAGTTTGGCTATTGTAGATGAATATCACCTACACGCGGACAACAGCGTATATAGCGCGTTAGAGCTAGGACAAGGCGCACGCCCTGAAGGTTTACTCTTTGCTATTACAACAGCCGGAAGTAACGTTATTTCAGCCTGTAAACAGCATTATGATTATTGCGCTCAAATCCTTGAAGGAAATGAGCAGAATGAAAGTCTATTTGTGTTGATTTTTGAGTTAGACGAAGAAAACGAAATCGACAATCAAGAGAACTGGATAAAAGCAAATCCGAACATAGGTAAATCCATTCCTTATCTTGATTTTGAGAACACAATCAAGAAGGCTAGGGGTATTCCGTCCGAATGGGTAGAAATGCTAACTAAACGCTTTAATGTATGGTGCCAAGGCTCTACACCGTGGCTAGGTGATGGAAACTGGGCGCAATGCGAACGGAAGTACACGGAAAGCGATTTACTTCATCAAGATTGCTATTTAGGGCTGGATTTATCAAGTACCAACGACTTAACAAGCCTTTGTTATACATTCCCACACGGAAACAAAGTGCGCTTGCTTACACGACACTACATTCCAGAATTTCAGCTTAACAACGTGGCAAATAAAAACCGCGCAATGTATCGAAACTGGGTGCGCAGTGGTTGGTTAATAGCAACGGAAGGGGATTGTATCGACTACGATAAAATCAGAGACGATATTCTGAAAGATGCTGAACGTTTCAATATCAAAATGACAGGCTTTGACGTATGGAACGCAACCCATTTACGAACACAATTACAAGCGGCTGGGCTTGAAGTAGAGCCATTCCCACAAACATACCAACGATTTAGCCCAGTGGCAAAAAGTGCGGAAGTTTTAATAAACAGACAGATGATAGAACACAACGGCGATCCGGTGCTGGCGTGGGCTTTATCAAATGTAGTTATGGAAACAGATGCGAACGCTAATATTAAACCGAACAAGAAGAAAGCCGCAAACAAGATAGACCCAGCAGTCGCGTTTCTTATGTCTTTCGGTACTTATCAGCTTGAATATGGTGATCTGATTTTTGAGTTATCAGAAGAACACAAACACGCACTAGAACAATTTAATGGTATTGATTTATAACTACAGAGGGAAACTATGGCAGTTCAAATAAAGGGCTTAAGAGAACTTGAGCAAAACTTAAAAAAACTAAACAAGGATATAAACAAAGTCGCTGCAAAAGCAATTAGAAAAGGACTAAATAGCGCGGCCAAATCGATTGAAAAAACAATCAAGCCGAATGTTCCAACATTGAAGAGTAGCACTAATTTCCGACAAAAAGGAACAATTAAAAACAACGTTCGACATAAAACAAGGGTAGCCAAAGATGGCTTAAGCGGCATCACTGCAATTCGAGTTATGCGAACACAAGGCCGTAGAATGGCGAAAATTGGGGAAAATACGCGAGATAAATCAGATCCGTTTTACTGGTGGATGGTTGAATATGGCACAGTAAAAATGAAAGGTCGCCATTATATGGAAAAAGGCTTTAAATCTGGTGAGGCACAAGCACTGAAGATTGCAAAAGAAGTTGCAGAAGAAGAATTTAAAAAAGCGTTCAAATAATAGAAAAGCCCGACATTTCACAATGTTGGGCTATTTTGTCTAAAAACTTACATGCAGGACGCGATTAGGCACTTGTAGATCGCAGCTCCTTAAAGTTTGCGGCAAACTTCCGAAAAAGTAAGCCGCTCACGTTTAGAGACTTTGAAAATATTTCTAAATTCAAAGCGAGACTATTATAAAACTTTTCTGATGAACAAAAAATAGCCGTAGCTTAACGCATCTAAACTTTGATAAAATAGAGCAAGAAATAAACAGAGAAACGAGGGGGAAAGTATAATTAAATCCGTTTTATCCGCATTTGGTTCATTTGTATTTTCTGCTTTAGATTTTTTGTTATTTTTAGCCATATTGCTTTTTGTTGGCTTGTTGGTTTTCATCTTTTGGCCAATATTAAAATGGCCTTTACTGGCTTTTCTAATAGGTGCTATCGCCTTCTTTTGTTATCTAATATACAAGATAAAAGAGAAACCAAAACCGCTAGAACAAGACGAAACATTATCCAGCTGGGCAGAACAGGAATTGCAACGCCCTATCATTCAACGAATTCTACAAAAACAAGAGGAAAATAAACCGTTCATTACCGGAACAATAACACATATTGGAAATGACGGAAAAGAAACTCGATTAGGCAATATCACTATAAATATAAAAAACAGGGAATAATATGGAAAATAAGGAATATCTACTAAGTTTTTTTGTAATAGATAATAATGGGAATGAAATTGATAGCAACATTATATCCATAGAAGCATTAGATGAAAGAGATGCTAGAACTAAATCTATGATATTTCTACAAAAAAGATATAAAGGAAATCGATGGGAAATAGAATCTATTACATTAGCTGAATAACCAAATAAAGCGCATCTAGGCTGATCCCCGAAAGCAAGAAACCTTATCTTGTTGATGCGCTCCTACCAATAAGGGCAAATGCGAAAGGGGCGTTTATGAATGATAATTTATTTGATATTCTTCTTAATGCATTAAAAAAAATAGAAGATGAAACTAATTTAAGCCAAGATGATGTAACAAAAGGTTTTAAAAAATTATTTCCTCTCATAGAAAGTATAGGAAATGATGAGGGAGGTGTTCTAGATAGTATTATTTATGAAGGGTTAAATAGTGATGATATAAAGGATGTTATTTTTTATTATTTAGACTGTTTAGAAAAAATTCTTTTGAAATCAATAAATATGAAAGACCTATTTATGATTAATGATCTGAAATTTATCCTTACTGATAAAGATGAGTTCGAAAATGAGTTATCCAGTCGCACTGAAATAGATACTAGAAATATAAGATTATTTTTAATTATAAAAACTCTTTTAAAAGCAAAAATTAATGAATTATATTCCTATTCAAATGTCACCCCTAAAGCTGAAAGAATAGCAAAAGGAAAAACTCCAAAAGCCAAGAAACTAGATCAAATTAAGGCCGAAGAATGGGTTAAAGAGGTGTGGAAAAAACATCCAGATGTTACACAAGGGCAAATGGCAATAGATGTTAAGGATGCTTTAGATCTACGTCAAACAATTAAAACTATAACTGGATGGATTAAACCTTTAGACCCACAAAAAGGAAAGAGAAAAAGAAAACCTAAAAATTACTAACCATAAGTAACTTATTTACTGAAATAAGCTACTTCTCGCCATTATTCCACTTCTAAAAATAGGTTCTAATACCTCTCGTAACGTTACGTATCAAATCGGGCTATTAATTAGCCGCGTGTAATTAAATTTATGAGAGGTGTTTTATGACCAAAATTCAAAACTTAAATCCAAACCAAAAACTAATCTCCGGTGAAACCGCTTGCCATATTGTTGGCTTTGGTCGCACCAAACTAAATGAGCTTGTAAAAGCTAAAAAATTCCCTCAACCAATCCGCTTTTCACAAAACTTTGTCCGCTGGGATTTAGAAGAAGTGAATCAATGGATTGAAGAACAAAAAGCCGCGCGCGCTTAATGGGGGAAATATGGCGACAAGATTAATGACAATCGCTAAAGAACTTATTTTAAAACCGAAAACAGGTATTAGTGAGAAAGAAAGTTATTTCAACGTTCATTTCCTCAATGCTCGTAATGAGGTAAGCGAAATTCAGCGAATTCTTGATATTGAATTGAATAAAGCTCGTGAGATTTCAGAAGCAGGGAGACACTACACCCGATACACCGTAAAAGATGGCGATCAGATACGCAAAATCGCCAACCTTTACAACGAAAAACTACGCTATCAGCAAGAAAAACTGAATCGTTGTTTAGATATTCCATTTTTCACTGAAAGCAATATTCAACATTCAATTAATTTATTAGGAGGTATCCAATGAATCTTCAGGAAAAATTTGAGCAGGAATATAAAACTGCTCCATTGACTATCACACAGAAATTAGTTTATCCGCATTTCATCATAAATTACTCAGAAGAATTTGATTTGTTTTATTCAGTATTTAACTTGGATAAAAACAATACTTTTTGTGATGAGGTTGGCACTGAAGCACTAGATGCTTTGTTATCCGGCATAGCAATTAAACAAAGCACTTGCGAAATTCCGCTATTAGTGACTAAACAGGATTTAGATTTGATTTACTCGTTAGAGACTTCAAACCCGATTATTAATCTTGATGAGCAATATCAAACATTACAGTAAAACAAAAGCCCACGTTAGCGCGCGGGCTTATATCATGGAGTTCAATCATGAATATAATTTATGTAAATTATAAACAATGTGAAAATAATTACAATACATTTCGCTTTACAAAGTGCAGTCAAATTTGCGATTATGTCCACGCCTTAGCAAAATCTAAGGCCAGCCGTGGAAAGCTGAACTATTTACAATTGGCGAACGACAGCACGCCATTAGACCGTGCTTTTTTTGTTCGTAACATTCGCACACCAAAAGAATATGCGGATTTTGTTTTACATATAAATCCGATCATTCTCTCAATGGTAGAGCGTAATAAGCCGTCTATGACGGGCTGTCTTCCAATTGTGGCAGTTTTCCACCTTGTTACGTTCTACCGCCCGACCGTGGAAAGTCTAGCGGTAGATTCTGAAAACTTACAATTGGAATCTACGCAAATGTATCAATTCATCTTCGCGGCTATTCGCCGTACTGATTTATCAAATCACCTTCAAAAAATCCGTATTACCGCTGATAGCGAACGCAACGCACGCGCTAAGCTTGCCCGTGAGTTCGTCTTAGTGTTTGCTGGAAGAATCAATCTTCAATCAGACCGCACTTTAGACCGCACTTTATCAGCAAATACTTTCCCTTCAATCTCTTTCGCGGAGGTGGCTCATGCTTAGTTATGATGCTATTCAAATAGCTCTTCAAGATGTTGTTAATAGTAACGATGTAAGTGAACAGACCTTAGAGAAAATTCGCACAGAAAGCGAATGTCTTTGTGAATCTATCGAATATGGCTTAATGGAATTGGGCGATATGATAAGTCGTTTAGGTTTCTTTGCTGAGAGTGAGCAAACCTTTGATCGCCACGCGATGAGTAATGACAATGTAAAACATATTGGAGCATTAATTCAGGCTAACGCTTATTTTCTTAATACCTTACGAGAAGCCTCTATCCAAGCAACTTATCATCTCAATGGTGGAGATAAGGGGGCGAAATGATGAGTAACACGAAATTCCCTTACACCCTTGTTTTTACCTATGACAACGGCGATCAATTCACTGCGGGTCAATATTGTTCACTTAGAGACGTACTACAAGCCAAAATCAGAGCAAAAGCTGAGATTGGCGAAAAAGATATTACCGGCAGACGTTTAGAAACTATCACAGTTTTAACGGAGGGCGAAAATGAAACCAAAACCAACTAACCCAATAGCACAGCTTGAGCAATGGAAGAAAAACAATGAGCAAGCAAAAATAAATAAGTTTGTGAATGAAATGAACCAATCCAAAATTGGATTGGTTAAAGGTAACAAGCTCAATATTGAGCCGGTTAAAAGTGCGGTTAAACTCAAATTTGAGAAAAACCAGAATGCAAATTTACATTCTGTAGAAAATACGCAAGGAAACGAGCACAGCGCACCTAAAGCCAAATACCAAGGCAAACTATCATTCAACCCGTTAGTGTTTGAATATACTCAGATTTCTCGCCAATTTAAGCTAATTCATGACAGCAACCGGAAATGCCTTGAAGTTTATCCAGACGAGTTTCATCACAAAGTGAAATTCCGTAATGAACTAGCTGATTTAGTAGGGAAGTTAAAAGCTGGCTCAAAGTTACTTAATGAAATGGCTAAGTCGCAAGGCGTGGAAATTAAAGATAAGTACGGAGCGCTAAAGGGATTTAATCAAGCAAATAACTACTTAATCCATAAGTTTGTTGAAGTGATAGAGCAGATTGAGCAGTTACAAGTTGAAAATATTGAAAAACAAAAATTAATCGTTAGTGAGGGTAAATAAGATGGATATGAATCAAAAACTAGATTATTCAAAACTAACTCCTATTGAGTTAAAAGCGATCGCAATTAGTTATCAGAATATGAAAAAAGATGAAGGTGAAGCATTTAACTCATCTTTCCCTTATATGACTAGTGCGATAGAAGTATTAGCAGAGCAGTTATTTGATTATCCTGCTGACAATATTGAGGAGTTAAAAACTCTTCACGATGAATTATTAGCGACAAATAAGCATTTATTACAATTAGCTCCAGTTCCACCCTCTTTAAATCCAGAGAAAATAGTATCAGAACTAACAAACGACGAAATTGTTGATAGGTTATTAAAAATTAGCCTGGTTAATTCATTAGTTGAAACGCTCTCATATTTTCAAAATATCGTGTTAATGCGCATCAGTGATATTGAAAACGGAGTACTTAAAGGGGTGAACAATGGCTCGATTAATTAATGCTCCGCATCTTGCGGATCAACCGCATGAACCTTATTCCGATTTATTTGTGTTAGCTGGCTCTAAAGCATGGCAAGCATGGGGAAAAGGTAAAGGGGAAGAATGGCTTTTATTGTGTTCGTTGGTGGATGGTCTAGAAAGTAATCAGAAACCAGTTATTCTAGGTGAAAATCAACTTGATAATATTTCTTCAACACGTATAGCTAAGGAAGATCAGCAGTTAGTGAAGATTGCTCAATATGGCGAATTAAAACAGGAAGAAATTACCGCAATTTGTCAGAATTTAGCAAAAAACACTTCGGCTAGAGAAGTGAAACTCATTGATTCTGCCGCGCAATTAAAAGAGGATTTAAGCTCTTACATTCAACTCTTGCGAACCGATAAAAAGACTGCTGATTTAGCAACGCAATTAGCACTGCCTGAAAAAGTAAAAGAAAATGACGGAGTCAATAAGAAAGCGCGAGCTTTGACTAAGTCGTTAGAAATGGATTTGGCATTAAACCCAAGAAATCGGGAGCTTTATAACTATGACGGCATAGGCTGGCAAATGGTGGAGAAATATGAGTTCTTGGATAAAGTAGTTGCTTTCTTTGAAGAACAGGACTTTGGATATAGCGCACGTTCTATAGAAGGTATTATTGATACGATAAAAATTCAAGTTCCCAAAATGGGAGTACAGACACAAGAATTGATCGCTTTCAATAATGGAACTTTAAACCGCACTACGTTAGAGTTTTTGCCCCATTATAGGAAAAACTGGCTAACATCGTATATTCCGCATGATTATCTAAATTCAGCGCAAAATACGCCACATTTTGACAAATGGTTAGACTTCGTAAGCGGTGGTAAGGAAAGTAAAAAGAACGCTATTCTAGCAGCCTTGTACGTTATTTTAACTAATCGCAACGACTGGCAATTATTCTTTGAAGTAACAGGCGATGGTGGTAGTGGAAAATCTGTTTTTGCTAATATTGCCACGTTATTAGCTGGTGAGCAGAACACAGAAAGCGGGCGGTTAGTAGATTTAGATGAACCACGCGGGCGGGAAAGTTTTGTAGGCAAGACTTTGCTAATTTGCCCTGAACAATCGCGTTATGGTGGTGATGGTGGTGGATTGAAAAGTATCACAGGTGGTGATCCTGTAAATATTGACCCAAAACACCGCAGTAAATTTAAAGCGGTTATTCCCGCAGTAGTCTTAATCGTTAATAACGAGGCGACTAGATTTACAGAGCGTAGTGGTGGGATTGAGCGAAGAAGGGTAATCTTTCACTTTGACAAAGTAGTACCTGAAAACGAGCGAGACCCTAATTTCATGGATAAGATTGAGGGGGAAGTAGGGGGTATTATTTACAAACTAATACATACCTTTGAACAACCTGAAACCGCTAAGGCTGCTTTAAAAGAGCAACAAACAAGTGATGAGGCTTTGGAAATAAAAAGCGAATCCGACCATATCACCGAATTTTGTGGATATTTCTATACTGCGCCACAGAATGACGGCTTGTATATAGGAAATGCCAATCTAGAAGGCAAGGCAAGAACGCATCTTTATCCGGCATACTTAGCCTTTTCGAGAGCGAGCGGCATTACAAATACCCTTACTTTGAGAAACTTCTCAAATTCATTAAAGCAAGGATTTGCGCAACATAAAAATAAATTTGAGTTCTCTAAGATTAAGGGGAAATATGGATATCGCTCCAATGTTCACTTCAAAAACTATGATGAGTTCCAAAACGAGTTCAATTCATAAACTAGGGAAATGGGGCGAAAGCCCCTTTTTTATGCTTTTCTCTTAGAAGGTGAACAATTAGGGTGAACAATAATGTTCACCTATTCACCCATAACTATATGAAATAAAAGGTTAAATTGGCAAGGTGAACAGGTGAACCAATTTTTGTAATATTTTTTACACGCCGCTCATTCACACGTTTTCTTTTTCACATTGCTCCACAAAATCACTCCATAATTGCATCACAGGGCGGCGGAGTTCTACATAATCGTAACGGTTATACGCCTGACTTGTTTTATTCCCAATGCTATGAGCAAGACAACTTTCAGCAATACGGAAATCAACTTGCTGATCTTCTAAAAACGTTCTAGCTATCGATCTCAATCCGTGAGCATCTTGAATCCCTTTGTAACCTATTTTTCTCAATGCGTTAGCAATTAGTTCTTTACTAGCTGATTGGTTAGGCTTGTGATAGTGAGAAAATACGAATTTGTCATCACCTGTTATAGGTTTCAATTCTTCTAAAATCTTAAGCATTAAAGATGAAAGCGGAACAATGTGAGGAAATTGCCCTTGTCTTGTTTTTTTCATTTTAATTGCTGGAATAATCCATAGTTTCTTATCGAAATCAATTTCAGACCATTCAACAGAAACCGCCTCAGCTGGACGAACCATGGAAAGTAATTGCCAGCGGAACAAAGCCTTTGTTAGATGATCTCTACTTGAATTTTTGAAGTCTTGTAATAGTTTCGGTAGTTCTTCCGGCTTGATTGCTGGGTGATGTTTTTGAGGCTCTTTATGGTAAGCATCAGATGCTTTCAAGCAAGAATTAAACGAAATCAATCCTATTGTTACCGCATAATTTAAAATCTGATTAGCGAGATTTAATAAACGGTGCAGCGTATCATTGAAACCTTTTTCATTTAATTGACGAACAGTTTTAATCAGTAAAGGGGAAGTAATTTCATCAATAGGATAATTTCCAAGAGTAGGGAATAGATAGTTTTCTAATCTTGCCCAATTCTTTTCCATTGTCATAGGCTCAATTTCTTTACTTCTTTTTTCTTTCCAAAGTAAAGCGACTTTATAGAAAGTATTTTCGTTCTGACCGTTTTTAATTAGTTCTTGTTCTTTGATGTATTCTTGCGGATCGATACTTTGAGCGAGTAGGGCGCGATATTCTTCGCGTTTTTGGCGAGCTTGCGCAAGTGTTATAGCTGGATAAGTTCCAATAGTAAAAGATGTGCGTTTATTTGTTACTGGGTGATAATAATTGAAAATCCAAGCCTTAGCACCGGTAGGCTTTATGCGTAAAAAAAGACCGTTACCATCACTTAGATTGTATTCTTTATCCTTTGTTTTCGCTTTATCTACTTCGGTATTTGTGAGCGGTTTAGTAACACGAGGCATCATTTTTCCTTAGTTTTAGTAACAAGATTTTTCGAAGTTTATCACCTTGTTACTAAACTTGTTACTAAAAAGTGCGGTTAAAGACAATTAAATCCGATTAGTGACGATAAGTGAAAGGACTGAGAAGCCTTGAAAATACTAGGAAAAACAAAACCCCGCGAGTAGTTTCGCGGGGCTGTGTTTAGGGTAAATGGTGCGACTAGCTGGACTCGAACCAGTGACCCCCACCATGTCAAGGTGGTGCTCTAACCAACTGAGCTATAGTCGCATAAAAGATGTGGCAGATGATAAACAGTTTTAATGATGAAAACAAGGGGATTTGTTTTAAGTTAAATTTAGCTGCTAAAAAAATAACCAAAATTTGTTGTAAAAACTCTCAGTGCTTGTTTTGATTTTGCAGTGGTTTAAGCGTATAATGCGCGACGGTTTTTATCTCGGATGAGCCGAAATTAAAAAAGCTTTTTTAAATTGTAACTATTTGTGGAGTTTAGATA